TTTGGTGCTGAGTATTTGCTACCAGGCTACAGAAAAGGAAATTTAGACGACGAGTTTATCTATGACAAAGATCTAAATGAATATGAAAATTTCTTAGCTCAAGATCAGAGCAAAGAAGAAGTTTCTGGCTATTTGACGCAGTATTTCTTTAACGGCAGTGGCAGAAAGGTTGTCAAACACAGCATCTCACAAGGTTACTACACAAAAGATGATGAGTATTCAAATTTAAAAAATGCCATCTATCTATATCCGTTTGAGAATTTTAGCGTTTATAACAAGCTTGAGTACTCACACAAAGATAGAGAGCTTAAAAAGGTGCAAAACGGACTTTACTATACGCACGATCTATTTTGGATAAATATGCTCCACACGATGAAAAAGAGTGACAGCATTGAGATTAATAAAATATTATCAACCCTATTTCAATGGGAAAAAATGAAAACATCATCTAAGTTTGGAAAATACGGAGTTCAAAGAGGATACAAGAGAAGAAATTTCTATTAAAAAAATGTCGACATTATAGGGTCAACATTATTAAAAGGTCAACATTCTTAAAAAGACAAAATCAACATTCTTTTTTTTGTTGACGAGAATGTTACCTAGAATGTTGACCGAAAAAGCATTGATATTACTGTAATAATTACATATATTCAACATATCAACATTCTTTTATATATAAATATAAAGAAATAAAGAAATTAAAGGGTGTATATAGTCTATAAAATCTATAAATCCTATATTTATATATATATATAAGAAAAAAAAGAAAGTTTGTTGCATATCAGATTGGAGAAAATTCATGAAAAAAAGTGAAAGTGAAATTGAAGCATATTTAGTTAAAAGTGTAAAAAATAAAAAAGGCTTGTGTATGAAGTGGACTTCTCCAGGAAATGCAGGAGTACCTGACAGGATAGTCATAGTTCCTGGAGGAGATGTCTATTTTGTGGAATTAAAAGCAGAGGGTAAAAGAGAAGAACTGTCTCCTTTACAGAGAAATTTTATAAATAAACTTAAAAACTTAAATTGTGATGCAAGAGTTATAGCATCTTTCAAAGAAGTGGACGAGTTTATAGAGGAGGTGATGCCGAATGAAGTTTATACCGCATGAATATCAAAAATACTGCATTGACAGAATGATATCAGATGACAAGTTAGGTCTTATGTTGGATATGGGGTTAGGGAAAACTATTATAACTCTATCTGCAATAGCAGATTTAAAATTTAATAGATTTGAAGTTGGAAAGGTGTTAATAATAGCCCCGAAAAAAGTCGCAGAGGCTACCTGGACAGATGAGATAGCAAAATGGGATCATTTATCCTTACTAAAAACATCTCTTGTTTTAGGGGGTTTACAGAAGCGTATAAAGGCACTTGCAAAAACAGCAGATATTTATGTCATAAATCGTGAGAATGTAACCTGGTTAGTTGATTATTATAAAAATGCATGGCCGTTTGATATGGTGGTACTTGATGAGTGGTCTAGCTTTAAGAACCATCAGTCTAAAAGATTCAAAAGTTTGAAAGTTATCAGGAACAAAATAACTAGAATAGTTGGACTTACTGGAACACCAGCACCTAATGGGCTTATAGACTTGTGGGCTCAACTATATCTATTGGATCAAGGTGAAAGATTAGAAAAGACTATAGGGAAATTTAGAGAAAGATATTTTGAACCAGGGCAAAGAAATAGAACAGTAATTTTTAATTATGATGCCAAAGAAGGATCCAATGAAGCCATACATGAAAAGATATCTGACATTTGTATATCTATGAAAGCAGAAGATTACTTAGAACTCCCTGACATAATCTATGAGCAAGTACCAGTTGTTCTGGATACTAAAGCTAAAAAAGCATATGATGAGCTTGAGAAAAAAGCTATTCTTGAGCTTGAAGACACTGAAATTACAGTTGCAAATGCTGCAGCACTGTCTAACAAGTTATTACAATTAGCAAACGGAGCTATCTATGATGAGAATAGAAAAGTCTTTGAAGTTCATGACTGCAAGATTGAAAGATTTTTAGAGCTAATAGAACAGTTAAATGGGAAACCTGCACTAGTATTCTATAATTTCCAACATGATAAGGACAGAATAATTGAGGCTTTAAAAGATTCTAAATTAAGAATAAGGCTTTTGAAAACTCCACAAGACCAACTAGATTGGAATAAGGGTGAGATAGATATATTACTAGCCCACCCAGCAAGTGCAGCTTATGGGCTTAACTTACAAGCTGGAGGTAATCATGTGATATGGTTTGGGCTTAATTGGAGCTTGGAATTATATCAGCAGGCTAACAAAAGACTACACAGACAAGGGCAAACAGAAAAAGTAATTATACATCACTTGGTTTGTAAAGAAACTAGAGACGAAGATGTAATGGAAGCTTTACAAAACAAAGGAGATGTACAAGAGGCACTTGTTGAAAGTCTGAAAGTAAGAATTATGAAAGTCAAAGAAGCTGAAAAGAAAAACAAGGAGCAGATATGAGAACATTTGGATGCATATATTTCTATGTTTCTGGTGGAAGTATAGAGAAAACACAGGACTATGGAAATGAAAAAGACGATAAAAACTATAAACTTGGTAATTACTTCTTAGATAGTACAGAAGCTAGACAGGTACTAGATTCTAAAGAATATAGAGAATTTTGGGAAAGAGTAAGAACAGGAGAGATTGGAAATGATTAAACTAATAAAAAATAGTGAAATAAACAAAACAACAAGATATAGATTTTATGGGATTAGATGCAATTGTTGTAATAGTACTAATAATGTAAATGTACTAGAAATTAGAGCAGAAAACTCTAGTGGAGGTACAATAATTGATATATGCGATAAGTGTCTAATTGAATTAAAAGAACAAATAGAGAAACTTGGAGGAGATGAATAATGACACAAGAAATAATCAAAATAGTAGGGATAGAAGTGCAAATGCCATATCATAATGAAGTATATATAGTTGGTGAGAAACCTGAAGGGCATGGATCTATGATAGTAAAAAATGCAGGTATTGTTAAAGAGATAAGATTGGCAGATGATGATGATTCAATTCAAGAAAGAGATGTCATTTATATAAAAATGGAAAAAAATGGAATAATATTAGAATTATCCACAAGTCAACCAGGTTTAAGAATAATTTGGAGTGATGAAAATGTGGGTATGTAAATTTTGTGGATGTACAGAATTTGACATAGAAAGAAAAATCATTGATAGAGATTTTGACAGTAAAAAAAATACATTAAATATTAATGACATTAAGAGAAGTGTAATGTGCTGTAATTGCTATAATTGGGGTAAATATATAGAAGAAATAGCCTATTGGGAGGATGAATATGAGAGAGATTAAATTTAGAGCGTGGGATAAAATAAATAAAGATATGTTTAATGTTGAATCTATAAACTTTCAAGAAAGACGAGTTTATAAAGATACTGTTTCATACCGTAATTTTGAAGATATAGATCTTATGCAATGCACAGGATTAAAAGACAAAAATAATAAAGAAATTTATGAAGGCGATATTGTATTTTTGCATGGCAGAAAATATAAAGTTATTTTCAAAACTGAAGGAGCAAGATTTGTTTTAAGAAATAATGAATTTGAATTGGAAATCACTTTTATTAACAACAATAATAAAAGAATGGAAGTATTAGGGAATGTTTATGAAAATCCAGAATTGATGGAGGATGAGTAAATGAATATAGATTTAAATAAACTGAAAAACTATAAATCAATAGCTTATGCAAACGAAGCAGCACAGCTAGGAAAAGTTAAAGAAGAGTACAAAGAGTTATTGGCAGAAGTTAGGGAAACTAGTACTTTTACAACAATTAAAAACATGGATAATTTTAAAGCTGAAGCTTTAGACTTAATAACTGCTACTGTTAATCTGTTAATTTTATGTGGATTAACAGAGCAAGATTTTGAGAAGCATATTGAGAAATTAGAATCATATAAGAATGGGAAATATAAGAGATAAGGAGGAGAACAATGTTACACAGATATCAAATAGACTTGAGAGTTAAAGAAGAAAATACAGAAAAAACAATTAAAAAATCTATTTTTAGAAAAAAGGAATTAACAGATGCTGAACTAGAAGAAGCACAGCTGGAATTTATTAGAAGTACAAAAGCAATATACAAAGAAAAAGGGATAGATTTAGAAGTTTTGGAATGGGGAATTCAAAAATTTGAGTTAGTTCGTAAAAATAGCTAAAGAGGTGAGTTAATATATGAGCTTTAAAGAGCATAACAATAGAGAAGTCTCTAAGAAACTAGCAGAGTACATAACAGGGACTGAACTAAGAAAATATGTAGCTAAGAAGGTTAAACAATATATCAACTTAGAAAATCCAACCGTTTTTGATGGAGCGGTTGGAAGTGGACAGTTAGAACAGTTTGTTAATCCTTCTATCTTATACGGGGTAGATGTTCAAGAAAGTTCGATTAATTCAGCAAGAGAAAACTTTAAAAATACTGAATTAGAAGTTAAAAGTTTTTTCGAGTATGAAAGAGAAAATTTTGAAGTAGATTGTGTAATAATGAATCCTCCATTTTCTCTAAAATTTAAAGACTTGACAGAACAGGAGCAAAAGAACATACAAAAGCAATTCACTTGGAAAAAGTCGGGGGTAGTAGACGATATATTTGTTTTAAAATCTCTTGAATATACAAAGAGATATGCCTTCTATATACTTTTTCCAGGGGTTGGATACAGAAAAACAGAAGAAAAGTTTAGAGAATTAATTGGAAATAGACTAGCCGAACTAAATGTTATAAGTAATGCATT